CCTAATGGATTGTTATTGATCTGGAATAGAAGCCCAGAGTTCATCGATGGAGAGTTCCCCCTTCGGTTTCTCTTTGGGTGTCTGTCCCTTCATTATTCCTTGAACGGCTTTTCTGCGGTTGTCGCCTTGGGGTGGAGCAGGGGAGGATGAGTCTTTCACTTTTCTTGTCTCCAAATAGCTTTGGAAAACCTCAGCCTTCTCTTCCAAGTCTCCTGAAACCATAGTCCTGTAACGCATCTTTGACCCATTAACAAACTCGTGAAACTCAGGGTCTGTATCAACATCCCGCCAAGCTGGACCCACGAGTGAGTCAAGTTTTGCATAAGCCTGTTGTTGGGCAATATACTCGTTCTGCTCTTGGATCTTCTTCTCAAGTTCTCCGATTTTATCGTCATACTTGGGTGTAGATGTTTTGAGCTTACGCTCAGCTTTTACCGCTTCACGTTTTGCGAGTTTTTCAGCAACCTGAACGATCTCTGGGTATTCTTTGAGAATCTCTTTCTCATCATCACTCCAGTATCGCTCATCCTCGAAAGGGTCAGGTTCTGATTGCTTAGGTGCTTGCTTCAGTTCAGACTTAAGCTTATTAAGCTCAGCCATCTGCTGTTGCATCTCAATCTTTTGAAGGCGAAGATCATCTCTTTCTTGCTTAAGTGAGTGAACTTCATTACCCCTTCGAGAATGTGACGCTTCAAGATCCTTATAGCGTTTTTCCCAATTTGTTTGAGGTGGCTCCTCTTCAGTAGCTACCTCTTCCTCAATCGGTTCTTCTTCAGGCTCGTTCTGAGTTTCTTCAGGTGCGGTCTGCTGTTCCGATTTTGTTTCTTCACCAAACTCAGGAGTGTCATCCCAAGTTGGCTGTTCTGCAATTTGCTCTTCTTGAGCTTGTTGCTCTTCCATAGATTACCTCCCTAAGTTGGGGTGAGGATTACTCCTCTCCCAGAAATGGCCCTCTTACGCCTTTAGATGCTAATTTCTGCGGAAACTCTGCAATTTCTCTCAGAGTTTTTATTTCCCCTATGAGATTGTTGGCTTTCGCAGTATCTTCATCACCAATAATTGAATGTGATGAAAGAATCTCTTTTCGTTCCTCAATTTGACTATGCATCCATTTTTTGAATGCCATCCATCTAGGGTCGTTCCACAGAGAAACGATTAGCTTCTTTTCATCGCCAGTATTAAACTGGTGCAACTCCATCTTCTTCAGCTATGTTCTGCTCGATTTGGTCTAAATCTGTATCAGTTTGCTGGCCCTGAAGCTGTTGCATCATTTGTTGTTGCAACTCAGCTTCTTTCTCCTCCCTAATTAAAATAGAATCGTCTTCAAATACTGGTGGTGCTGTAAGTGTATTACCCTGCTTCATCAATTCTTCACGCTCAGACATTTCCTGCTTTCTCTGATCCGAAGAGACTGACATTTTCTCCTGCAGAAGAGCCTGCTTTTCCATCATGTCGTTCTTGGCTTCCATCTCAGCCATAATCGCTTGCTGAGCCATCTGCTGATTTTCTTGATCCTTCATCGCCTTTTCTTCTTGCGTCATTACGATCCCTTCAGGGTCAAGGCTGAAAGCTCTGAATATCGGAGAAACTAATTTGTTTGCGTGAACATGTTCACGTAAGTCTGGGTTCTGATTCATGATATTCAGTAAGTTCAACAGTTGGGTGTTGTGTACCTCCTTGCTGACATACTGCATAAACCCAGTGCTCTGGCAGTCGTAGTCCCCTTTAAGACTGGAATCCTGCGAGTCAGCCATTATCCAGTGATAAATCGCCTGAACATTGTGTGAGATCATGTTTGACACAGATCGGACCACTTCAGCCGTAAGCTTGTTGGCGTTAGACTGCAGAATGCTCATCCCTGTGGCAGTTTTTGTCTGGTATGGGGATGACTCTCCCAACCCTATTGCCGACTGGCCTGAAGCCAGATCAGCCTGCCGTTCCATAATATTAATCAGCTCAACCAGCCCGTTTGACACATCTGGGATAATAACTGGACGATATGCTGAGTTCACATCGTTGCCCGGACGCAGACGCATGATCTTGCCGGGGTAAACTGTCTCAACGTCCTCTCCTTCGTCAAATGCCTGCGGGTCAATCACAGACATCGGATTGGATGCTAGAGCTTTTGCTTCAACAACTTGTGCAAATGCGAAGTTGGTCAGGTCTTGAAGATCCCGAATACTGAAATAGATACCATCTCCCCATATACTGTCTGGGTTGCGTTCCCAATAGCAGAGATCAAACGGTATCCTCCCGTCAAACGGGTTAAGGACTGCTCGTAATACTTTCCCGCCACAGACGGTTACACACACTGAAAGGTTGAATTTTGCCCCTTCGGGTATATCCATATAGGGTTCGAGGTCTTCTGCTGGGATCTCCCCCCACATCTCCAGAACCTCATATTCTTTAACTCTGTCACCTCTTCGTTTTAAATAACGTGACGGGTTCTCGCTTTGGTCAGTACCTTCGTCTGAGCCCTCGCCAGTTTCAATAATCTCCTCAATTGCTTCTTCGATAAATCCGTTTTGTGAGGACAATCCTCTAAGCTGTTGGATGGAGTAGAACGATCTGTGTATGATCCAGTCACAATCATCTAAGGACTTGGCTTCAGGTGTTGGGAATATATCCCAGATACTGACGTTCTCTACAGTAGGGATGTATTCGCTTTCTATGAAATCTTCTGCTTGTAGTACATTCGGATCTTGGGATGCTGTTTTGTAAACTGGGTAGTTATGCTTCTTCAGAACGATAGATTTTGTAACCCCAGTCCCATACAGGCACATCTCAAGTATGGTGTCGTTGATGATGTCAACGTAATCAGATTTGCTGAGGACATCCCTAATTTCGGACTCCATACGTTCTGCACGTTGTTTGATTTCTTCAACTGCAAGGTCGTAGGGAATCTGTTGAAGCTCTGGGTGTATAAACTTAGGTCTAAGATTAGGGGTAACCTCAAAGGGAACCTTCCCAGACTCGAACAGCAAAGAACTGATCTTTACCTTTGCTGAATTTACCCTTCTTCTGACGAGGTGAATGAATATGCCCCTTGTCTTCGCAAGCTCTACTATGCGATCAACTCGCTCTGGGTAGTTCGCACGATAAGCATCGTATGCGTCCATCCAGACAACTTCTTCATCGATTCGATATTCCTTAGCCTGCTCAAAATAACTATGAACAAGTTCAGCTAAGGCATCGGGTGGCGATTCAGTTACTTCAGTAAAGTCTTCAGTCATAAAAAGGGGGATCAGGCATGCCGGGAGGGTAAGGGGCTAAGCACACCCTCACCCCCATTCAGCTAATCAGTCAGAAGGTGGAAAGCTGAGATCAGTAAATGTTGCGGTCACTCCGTCACCTGTAGTAAGATCAAGATTTGCACTGCCAAAAACAAAAGCACTGCCAGTCTCGTTCTTGAGGTAAAGCTGACCAAAGCAAGCCTCGTCACTTAGATCCAACTGTGGTCTTTTTGCTGTAGCGGTGATACCAACCATTTCTCCAGCGTAGACACGAACGGTTCCACTAGCGTCAAGCGTGAAGAGGATGTATACATGCTCATCATCAGCGACTGAAAGACCAACAGCACTTTGTCTTGTTATTCGTGCTGTTGTTTGAGAATCATCAAAATACTCAATCTTAGGATTGTTCCCGTGTACTCCACCTAGCCCAGAAATGTCAACTGAAGAGGCGATCGCCTTGTTGTAAATCACACCAGTGTCAGCAATCGAATAGGCTATTGCCCCACCTGTTTTAACATCATTTTTTGTCGTTGCATGCATAGCAAGAGTACCCTTGCTGTAGCAACGACTGCCAACCATATTGCGTTGGCCTTTATGCCAAAAGGCATCGTTCATGTCAGACATATTATCTCCTTATGATTATGAACGGTTCTTGGAAATGAACCGAGGACTCACTTAGGTTTCCCGACCTATGCAGAGTTAATTGAGCTCAGCCTTAGTTAAAGACCAACTGTGCACATCGAGCCCTCGTCCATAATACTTACTTGTTTACTATAAAAAATACGATAAGGAAAGACTGCTAACCGCTTACCCTTTGATTAACTAATTTGTGTTAACGATATGACATGACGGGTATATAGCTCTTTTGATGTTTCTCCCGTTTTCTCATCAAAGAGAGCCGACTAGGCGGGTGTAGTTGAGCCATCATCACAGCGATCCCCAGAGCGATGACCGTATCATCGTGGTTCCCAGATTGGGCTCCCATCTTCCCGTCTGGATGGTGAACAAATGAAGACAGCTCACTGACGATATTCTTCGAGCGGATCTCTATGTCTTCCTCCCTAACCAATTCACGCAGGTTGTTAACCAGCACTGGTTTGGATTTCAGTGTGGTATTCCAGCCTATCTTCTTCTGCCTTCTGTTTGACCTCTCATCCAACACTTTCTCAAAATAAATATTAGGGTACTGATGTATATTCCTTAGAGAGGTAAGTGTTGTTAAGCCGTGGTTGTTTCTCTCCACCCCTATCAGAGACTCGTTATAATACTTCCCTATTGAGCAAAGAACCCACGCCAGAAGGTCTGGATCTATCTTCCCACGCCACAACGCACACTGTTCCAATGTTTCTGAATCAATAACACATACTGCTGAATAGTCTGTATCTCTATTGTTCACTTCAATCCCCTCAGATACATCAGCCCCTATGCGGTACTCCCGATCTGGAACTGGGTGAACCCATATCTCAAAGTCCCCCGTATCATCTGGGTCAAGATAATACTTCATCTTCCGGTCCCGAATGACCCCGTTGTGCATCATCCCGAATTCGTTTACTGGGACTCGATAAATATCTGGGGGTTTATACTGATATGCTTCATTGATCCTCAACTGCATACGGCTTAATACATTCAAATCAAATACAGACCTGCCAGAGGATATAAACGCCGATTCCTCAGTGACTGGGTACTCTTGATTGAACATAAGGATATCCCCCTGACACTGTGTATCAATGGTTAGCCTTCGCCACTTCAGATGCTCTGCTGTAACCTCGAACTCTATCTGCCTATCCCCTAAATCGTACACTTTCTTATACCCCAGCAGGTCCACCTCGTTTGAACCGCCATACCGCTTCTCACTGCCTAATAAATTTATAAATTTGTCATTTTCTAGCTCGTCAGTAGTTAGACTTCGTCTATAGTCTGGAAAGATAAACCAAGGGAAGAACACACTTCTAAACCCGCTTTCGCCCCTGTGCGCTCTCCAGAATTCATCATAAAAGAAGTTGCCTACCCCCTTGGCAGTCGATTCAAGCCAGACTTCCGTATTGAACCCCGATAGTACGCAGTTTTGTAACCCCACTGCGAAGTTCCTAGCGGATTCGCCCCACGAACTCACCTCGGAACAGTGCAGGTAGTCTATCGCATCACCACGGACTTCAGACCCAGCAACAGAAGAAAGCTTGTATCTGCTGTTCAAACCACCTCCGTCCTCGGATGCCCAAGTCAGCTCACGCTTGCCTGAGTACATCAAATCTGGTTTGATCACCTTTGGGTAGTTCTGCTCCATCACCCTAGCCATACTGAACATCGTGTCGCTTGTCGCACGATCATGTGTAGCTATGTGAACGCTTTTGTTAAACTCTGTGGATGCCTTCTTAAAGAAACGGGCTTGAATGTAGGTGGAGATCCCGAACCTACGGGCTTTAAGGACTATGATGCGGACATGTCCATCCTCACGCATTTGCTGTTTCGCTATGTCGTGAAGGATCTTCTGAACAATGTTCAGCCTGAATGGGATGAGTTTCTTAGTGCCGAACTCAATTATTTTAAGGGCTTCGTAGAAATAAAGCTCGTCATCACCTACCAGCTTCTGAAAATATTCATGAAGTTGCTGTGTATTGGCCTGCATACTCAAGCATACACCCCGTCAACAAGTTTCTTACCTTTGTTGTGTGATGGTGGCTTTAGCCTTAAAGACTCGACCTCTACCCCATAGTAGATAGAAAAAAGCTCCTGCTCAGTCACGTATTTATACCTTCTACTGCCTTCAGGGACCTCTATTCTAATCTTGCCTTTCCTCTCGCTTGGGGTGCTTGCCTTAACCTTCCTCAAATTAGGCAGTCTCTTAGGGGAAGCCCTCATCTTCTCCATATGGTCAGGCTGATGTTGGAATTCTTTCTGCAGACACCCGCAACTTTTGATTTCTAATCTCTGCACATGATGAAGTCTTATCTTCTTGTAATTCCCGCAATCACACCTAAACAGCATGATCTTTCGATATTTGTCATCCCTGTGGGAGAATTTTACAACGGTAAGTCTGGTCCCTTTTATCTTCCCAACCATCTGGGGTTTCTGCCTCACTTCACAGTTTTGTAGTCCCACATCCCCTCATTGCTGTCAAACCAACAAATCTTAAACACCCAGAACCCGAAGTTGGTACTTGCCACCTTAATCTTCACATGAGCGTCATCCTTAATCAGCGGGGCTCCTGCCTTACGGTTGAACGCCTTAACCTCATGAACCTCAAACCGATCCTCGTACACCACTAAGAAATCTGGGTGGTAGTAGCACTTCTCCTCAGCCAACCGTAACCCGAATGGCTCGTAGGAGTAGTTGATTATCTGTCCGCTTGTTTTCAGAAGTTCAAGATGCTCTGCGTACTTGGCTTCTGTTTTGTTCATTCGGTGTTTCTCTTTTTTGATTGGGCGCATACGCCTCCATTTCTTGTACATTTGCGACTTTGTGGAAATGATCCCAGTCAAGCATTACCACATGACTCTGATCGTTAGGATCACCCCTCCGAGAGACAACCTTGAAGTCTGGCAGTCTCATCCCTTTACTCTTGAAATCTTCTTCTTCATACATGAACAAGCCGTCATGTAATTCGATGAAATACTGAAACGTAATATTGTGGTTTAGGCATACCATTCGGCATGCATGAAACTTTCTGGCTGGGATCATCACCCCTTCAGTCTGTAGAAACGGAACGTCCGACCTTAAATTTCTCCGTTTGTACTCAGCTAACCCTTTCACCTCTCTATTCCCTACCGTTCCCCAGTCACAAAGACTCCAGTCCGCAAAGTGATTAGGTTGGTTATTCACATATTCCAGTGTCATCGAAGACGGGGGAGTCCTTATGTTAAGGAAGCTCCTCGCACGTTCTTGATACCAGCGGTCTAGGTTAGATTCGTGCTGTCTCATTTGTGCGGAGATGAGTTAGGAATCATGTGTATGTGTGTGTGGGTGCGCCTGCGCCCCGGCCCCCCCATCTGCAGGGGGTGGGGGGAGGACGGCATATGAAGCTGAATCGATCAGTTCAACTTTCTTCGCATCGAGGGTCTTCAGCATGTCTTCGACTCGGATTGTGGTTTCATTTTTGGTCTCTAACTGCTTGAAATCATTAGGTAAACCGTATGCTGTACGCTCTGCTTTAATGCATTTTGCTAGGATGTCGACCTTCTTTTCGAGTAGTTCAGCATCGGCTAACGTATTGATTTCATTCAACATCTCACGACAAGTCTGCATTTCTAGAGCATGTTGCTCGACGCTGTCAACTCGCTGGGTTTCAAGTCGTATCTTGCTGATTTTATTGAATCTTTCCAACTCAGCAGACTTTTCTGAACCATACTGCCAATCATTTTCTTTAGCGATTTTCCAGACTGTTGCCCTACTGATATCGTATCTTTTCGCCAATGCAGAAATACTGCTAAACCCTTGCAAATACTCGGTTTGCAGGCGTTTCAACTTTCGCACAGATAGCTTTCGATATTTTCTTGACCGCATTCTGTTAAATGCTCACTTGTTTTCATAAACGATAACATACATATATAAATCAAATCAAATCAAGTCAACTCAAATTCGTTCGGGAAGATTTAACCCTATACTGCCGACGATCAATCAATCAATTGATCATAACTAATTAACTTTCAATCAATTATTTATATGAAACAGCTTGTCTTTCAGTTGGCTTGGGCACGATTCCGCTCGAATCCTTCGATTCACTTCGATGTTCATCTTCGGAATTGCTGGCAACTTTCGAAGAGTCCGAAAACCAAAAAGCGAAAGCTTGTTTTCAGCGCATCACCGCATGCGTCAGAAACAACTGAGCCAACTTATAGACAAGTTGTTTTGTCGCCTCCAGACTTAGCAAGGTATCTTCCCGACAAGGGTCGCTCTGCGAAGCACTCATCTATTTATCGTCAAGCTGACAAAAATGAATCATATCAAGTGCTCGGGGGTGCTAAGTCTGAAATGAAAGTCGCAAATCGAATTACAGCCCGCAGGAAAGTTTCTGGTGCTCCAATCGGTTTCAGCTCATCAAGTCGCTATGTTGGCGACTTTTCTCGAACCAATTTCAGGATTAAATAATGAGTGCAAAGCTAAAAAACCTAATCAAACTTTCGAGCAACATCAAAATTTTAGTTCCTTCAACCGTATCGGTTGACAAGTCGCTGAATGATTCGGAATTCAATTTAGAAGTCGATCATGCTTTGACTTTTCTCGGTGTGCTATTCGGTGGCTCAACATCAAGCAATGCGCTGGGCACATGGGTTTCGGATGATCTTGGATTGGTTCGGGAAAAAGTCAAAGTCGTCGAATCTTATACGACTTCTGACAAGCTTGAAAAATACATTGATGATGTCATTGACTATGCGCTCAAAATGAAAACCCGACTACAGCAGGAAGCAATCGGATTGATTGTGAACAATGAGTTGTATTTTGTTTGAATCCGCTCGGGAA